CGAACTCATCGATGTTTTGCCAATCAAACCCGAATACAAAATCAGAAACAAAAGAACTGGTGAAAAATTGGTTCGCAGTAATGGCGAACTCGGTTGGTCTCGTCGTGCAAGCGGACTGAAATGGAACACGCGAGCAGGCGCAGAGCGTGTAGCCAAAAGTTTGAACAATTACGAATGTCGCGGGGTTTGGGAAATTATTGAACTCACCGCATAATTAAAATTTCGGCGCGGGTTCAATCCCCGCGCCACCACCCAACACGACAAAAATGAAAACCTCAGAAAAACAACTCTACAACGCCCTGTCTTACCTCGTCATTTTCGGCAAGCAGTTGAAAAACACGCTTGAGGAACTGACCTTCGCCATCGAAAAATCCGAGAGCCTTCTCATCGCCCACAACCTCAAAACCTCCACCCGCTTGAAAAAACCATGAGCCCCACCGACACACAAATCCGCCTAGCTTGCAGCGTCGATGCAGCAGGCCACCGCAGCGGCCAACCGCTCACGCTAACCGCCACCGGCCCTGACAACCTGACGATCCCGAACGGCTACATTGTCCGCCACGGCCTGCGAGTCGGCGCTCGTTTCCGGTCGTTTGGAACAGCCATGCGCGCATTTGAATTCAAGCGCGAAAATCTCGGCTACACCACCATCGCCACAGCATGAAACAAAAACCCACCACCCACGGCGGCCCGCGCAAAGGATCGGGCCGCCCCAAAGGAGCGAAATCAAAGAACGCCAAAGGCCGAACCGCCGTGACGCGCTCCGTCTCCATGCAGCCCGAGAGTTGGGACAAGCTCGACCGCGCCCGCGGCGACCAGTCGCGCGGGAAATATATCGAGAGCAAGCTCTGAGTTTCGTCAGAAAAACGACCACAATTTTCTGACTTATACCTCATCCGGTATAAACAAAGTATATCTTCGTTGCCGTATATCTCATCGGCCTCGTTGAAAAAACAGGGTCGTTTTTTCACCAAGTTTTGAAGGAAAAAGACATCAAAATTTCCGTCAAAAATATGTTTAGAAAAGACGGCGCAAACTCAAGCCATGCTTGAACTACTCGCCAGATTCTAATCTTTGACACGCCCGCCTTCATGCAGGCAGTCGATCTACATATTGCCGTGACAAGCTCCCTCTTCCCTTCGATGGGTAATGGGCGGCGGCCGGATCGGGGAGCGCTGGGACGCTCGATTCACTCCGTAAAACCCGGCGACTGAAAAGGTGCGGCCGCACCGTCCCTGCGATCTCCCCCTCCGTGCTCTCCGTGTCCTCGGTGGTCAATCCCTTTTGACACGCCCGCCGAGGCGTGACCGACCTCGACAAAATTTCCGGCGTTAAGAGCTACCTCCGCCGCACCAAGAACACCGCCGAACTCCAGGCACTCGCCGACGCGGCTTTTCTCTCCGCGTCCGAGGAAGTCGTCATCACCAGCATCAGCGGCGACGGCACCGCCTCGAGCGGACAGGTCAGTTTCCCAAAGTGGCTCCTCCTCCAAGCCCTCGAAGAAATCCTCTCCGAAGGCCCGAACGGACGCCAACTTTTCAACATCGCTGACCGCTCCCGCTACGGGACCGCCGTTTGACACGCCCGCCTCGGCGTGTCCGCGAAAATCAAAAAATCAAGTTGGGGTGGAACCCGCCCCGGAGCAGGCCGTCCCCGCAAGCTCGACGCTAAAGCCGCTGCCTTCGAAGCCGCCCAGCCCTCTCTAAACCGTGGCTTGATTTGGGTTCCGACGACCGATCCCAAACGCGAACTCACCGCGCACAGCCGACTTGAAATCCTTAAGGTCTCGCGCTGGCTCTACAACAACGCGCCACAAGCCACCTACATTGTCGAACACCTCGCCCAGCGCGCCATCGGCACCGGCATCGTCGTTCAGCCCAAAACCTCGAACACCGAGTGGAACAAAAAGGTCGATCAGTATTTCGAGGACCGCAACTGCGCCGAGGCGTGGGCATTCGACGCCGGAGCGCAGGTCAATTTTTATACCGCCCAAAGTCTCATCCTTCGCCAGGTCGCCATCGACGGCGACTTTTTCGCGCAATTCCTCCAGACCAAAGAAGGCGCGGCCCGCGTCCGGTTCCTCGGCGGCGAGTCCATCGGCGGTGCCGGATCATTCGCCACCGATTCGCACGACGGCGTCATCCTCGACCGCTACGGCGCGCCGACCGCCTACACGCTGAACAGCGAAGACGGCCTCCGCGTTCCCGCCGAAGACATCCTGCATTTCCGCCACATCCGCCGCCAAGGCCAACCCCGTGGCGTCTCGTGGTTTCACTCCGCCGCCGCCAACCTTCGCGACATCTCCGAAATTAACGGATTCGTTAAGGGTGCGTATAAGGCCGGCGCACAAATCGGCTACATGGTGACATCCACCGAAGTCGCCAAAATCGGCCTCGGCGCTGGAATGAAAACCACCAGCAACGAAGTCGGCGACCTCACCACCAGCGACCTCCCGAACGGCATCCTCCTCCCGCGCCTCAAGCCAGGCGAAAAACTCGAAGCATTCAAAAACGACATCCCCGGCCAAACCTACGAAGCCGTCATGCGCGCCCTCCGCTCCGATGTCGCCTTCGCCATCGGCCTGCCGCCCGAGGCCATGATGGTCAATGTGGGCCTCGCTGGCACCGAGCAACGCGCCGTTTTGGAAGTCACGCAAAACTTCCTCGAGCGCCTTCAGCAGCAGGTCATCGATCAGTTTTGTAGGCCGTTCTACAAGTATTGGCTCTGGCACGAAATGCAGGCCGGACGCCTCGAATACCCCGGTGACGACTGGTGGCGCCACGAATGGCTCGCCCCACGCAAGATCACCGTTGATTCGGGCCGCGACGCCCGCGCCTACAGCGAGCAACTCGACAAGGGCCACCTCTCGCCGACCCGCTACTACAACATGCTCGGCCTCCGCGCCACCGAGGAAGAGGACGATGTCATCGACACCTACCTCCGCCGCAAAGCCAAGTGCGACGCCCTCGGCCTCGATGTTTCGCAGGTCTTCCCGAACTCACTCCGCAACGGCATCGCCGCCCAACAACCCGCCGAGCCGGATGACGACGAGCAACCCATTCAACCACCCGCACAACCATGACCACACCCACCCAAAAATTCTATGCATTGGAACAATCCGACAACGGCGAAGCAACGATACATCTCTACGATGAAGTCGGTGCTTTCGGCTCAGGCTCTAAAGAATTCCTCGCCGACCTCGGCAAGCTCGAAGGCCAACACATCCATCTCCGGATTAACTCCCCTGGCGGAAGTGTTGTCGAAGGCACGGCCATTTACAACGCCCTTCGCCGCCACAAAGGAGGCCTGACCGTCCACATCGACGCGCTCGCCGCCTCGATGGCCTCGGTCATCGCCATGGCAGGCGCTCCCGTCTACATCGCCGACAACGCCCTCCTCATGATCCACAATCCGTGGACCGTCAGCATGGGAGACAGCGACCAGCTCCGCCGCGAAGCCGCTCTTCTCGACAAACTCAAAGACTCCCTCCGCAACGCGTATGTCCGCAAGACCGGCATGGAGGCCGACCGCATCGCCCAGATGATGGACGAAGAAACCTGGCTGGACGCTGTCGAAGCCGTGGCGCTCGGATTCGCCGATGCCATCGAGGAAGGCGTGGCCGCCGCCGCCACCGCAACCCCCGCCCAACTCCGCGCCCGATTTGACAAGTTTGCGCAGGGCATGACCCAGCAGCCTGAAACCCAAGAGCCCACCGCTCCCGAAGTCCTCGACACCGTCGTCAGCGAATCCGCTCCCGAAGTTGTCGAAACTCCCGCCCCCGAAATCGCCGAAGAGGTGGCAGTCCCTGCCGATTCCGTCGAGCCAACACCCGAGCCAGAGCAACCCGCTCCCGCCGAACCACAAGCTCGCGCCACCGCAGCCGACGCGATCCTCGCCAAATACAACGAAGTCATCGCCCGTGCCGAAGCCGCCGAAGCTCACGCCAAAGCGATCGAGTCCAAGCTCGACCTCGTAAAAGGCGAACTCGCCACCAAGTGCGAAGACCTCGACCGCCTCGAGCGTTCCCTTGGCCTTTCGCCCGCTCGCATCGTTCCCGCCGTCGATCAAGTGCAAGACTCCGGCTCGATCTACGACCAATGGAAAAGCGCAACCGGAGCCGACAAAACCCGAATCTTCCGCGCCAACCGCAAAGCCCTCGAAGCCCACTCGAGACTGCACGGCGTTTGACACCTCACCAATCACCGAACCCAACAACCTCACCTAACCACCACCCACTAACATGGCCACTACCATCAGCTCCGAACTCAAACTGAATGTCGTCCTCGACAGCGCCCTCATCGCGCTCCGCGAGGCACTTCTCCCCATCAACTCTTTTTCGACTGTATTCAACAGCGTTCCGCTGCAAGGCACCGACAAAATCAGCGTTCCGTTTTTCCCTCTCGCTACTGACGCGACGAGCGACTTCGACGGCACCTACGCTTTCGGCGACACGAACGCGATCAACTCCCGCGAGATCACGGTCAACAAGCGCAAGTATCAAGCGCTCTCCTTCACATCGAGCGAACTCGCCCGCCAGCCTTATTTCAACCCCGAGCAACTCGGATTCTTGAAGGGCCGTAAACTCGCCGAGGACATCCTCCGCGACATCCTCTCGATCGTCACCCTTGCCAACTACGGCGCGGCGATCCACACCGGCGCGGCCTCCGCGTTCGACAGCGAGGACATGGTCAACATCAAGACCGCGCTCGACCAAGCCAAATGGAGCAAGTCCAGCCGCGTGATGATCCTCGACAACTCCTATGAAGGCGCGCTCCTCAAGGACGCCGGAATC